TTTGTATCTGGTCCTGGTGGGCCAAGTTCTATATCAGAGTAAAAACCATTTACTTGTTGTTTACGTAAATCGTTTTCTGAAATTTTTATCGTGTGTATAATTGCTTCTGCATCATCCAAAGAGTTTGCAGTATATGGTACAATTAAATCTTCTGCTGGAACAAATTTAGAAACAGCTCTTCCTAATAACTGATCGTAATAAACTTTTTTAAATGTTGAACCTGCAAGTGGTAAATGAAATAACATAGAATCAAACTCTGGTTCGTACTCTTGCATTTGATCCATCAATAAATAATTCATGTAATCTTTTACACGTTGCGATTGTTGTTCTACAGGTGGACTTGTAATACCAATAATCTGTGTTCTAACAGGTCCTTCTGCTGGTAATAATTCTTTGTATGCTTGTGCTTGAAACTGTGTAACTGCTTCTGCTAACACTGGGTGTGTTGCACCAGACGCTCCTTGAAAAGGTTCTGTTCTATTTTCGTATTTAAATCCTAAAAGATCTAAACCTTGAATATATCCTTGCTCCCAATCTTTTCTAGAAGTTTTATAATCCATATAGTTTTGCACCATCTCGTTTCCAAGTGGATCTAAAATATCTTCTGGTAAAATGTCTGCTAAATTATCAAAATGGTTTTCTGTTCCAGGTATGTTTATTGCACCTGGTTCAAAATCAATCGTTGCACCACCATCTTCTTCTGGTGTTACTTCTACAGGTGGTTTTTCTACAATCTCTTCTTCTTTGATGTCAACTTCTTCAGATGGTATTTCCAGTTCGGTTCTCACCTGATTTGGAAGTGACTTGTCTATATCTGCCATTTAAATTTCTCCAACCTTACGTCTTAACCTGTTTTAACGGAACATTCAACCCTTGTGGATTAGGACCTCTCTTTGGCGGTGGTCCAGATTTCACACCTCCTGATCCAAGTGGCTTATCTATCATGCCACCATCTTTTTTACCTTCTTGAAACATTTCTGTCAAAACTAGCTGTATCGCTGCCATCTCTGACATATTACCAGCCATTTCACTGACACGTCTTTCAAACTCTTTCTTTTTTCCTGGGCTAAAATTTTTTGAAAATTTATCTGTTAATGACGACATTAGTAATAAGTCCTTTTCTTTTTTTCTTTGATCTCTTCCACATAGTCTTCTGGGTGATCTATTAGTCCACCTTGTCTAAATCTCATGATCGCTTGTGTGGTTGAGTCAACCAAATCATCGTGATCTCCATACGGAAAGGAAGCGCACTCTTCAATCACTTCGTGAGCAAACTCTTCGTCAGGAGCCCATATCATACCAGATTCAAATAAAGGTGCAACAGCATTTACACGAGTATGCTTATCATTTCCACGATTGGGTGAAAAATTAGTTACAGGTATATCCATCTTTCTCAGCTCGTGAGTTAATGGCAACCCGCTTGCTTTGGACTCAATGATAACTGTTTCAGGCTGCCAATATTTATATTGCTCTAGTGCCACTCGTCTCAACTCAGGAAACTCATATCGTCCTTTGACTGCATCTAACAACATAAGATTTGCTCCAGAGTCTTCGTTAGGGTACCAAACACCCCATGTGGTAATAGCAGAGTAGTCTGATGTTTCTTTTTTCGTAAACGCTGTATCGTAGGATTGTATAACATGATAAATATTTGGCATGTAATCTTCTTGCCATTTATTCCACCACTCACGTTTTAATATTGCACCCTCCTCACTAGTTGGGTTCTGCATCCACTGTGCGTTCCATTTTGCGTTTGGCAAAACTGCTTTTACTTTTTCTAATTCTTCTACACTCCAATATTCAGGCCATACTGGTCTATGATCCATGATTGCTGGAAACTCAACCACGTGCCACTTGTCTGCTTTTGCCTCTGTTTGAGATGCAATTAATTTTGCTGTTAAATCTTTTGTAGACCATCTCGTCATAACAATTACAATTTTACCACCAGGCTGTAAACGTTGACGAGCACCTGATGTATACCACTCGTATGCTTTTTCTAAAAGGTCCTTGGACATTGCATCTTGTTCAGAATGTGGATCGTCAATGATTAATAGATCAGCACCACGTCCTGTGATTGCACCACCTACACCAGCTGCAAAGTATTCACCACCTTGTTCAGTTTCCCAACGTCCTGCTGCTTTACTATCTTCTTGTAATCTAGTTTTAAATAATTTTTGATATCTACTAGAATCAATTAAATTTTTTGCTTTACGACCAAAACGAATTGCGAGCTCTGCCGTGTGCGTTGCTTGAATTATCTTGAGCTTTGGATCAAGGCCCACCATCCATGCTGGTAGCAAGTATGATGCAAATTCTGATTTGGTATGTCTGGGAGGCATGTTAATGATTAATCTATTTATGTCACCACGGGATAGTTGGTTAAACTTATCTGCAATGTGCCTGTGGTGGGACCCCTCTACAAAATCAGGCCAAACATATTTTACAAAATTTAAAAAATCATCTCTAACACCTTCTTTAATTTCTTCTCTTTTGCTTAAAAGTTTTTTTATTCTATATGGCTGCTGAACTTTTGCAGGTAATTTGTTTTCATCTATTTTAATAGTTTCTTTCATATGGTACCAAAAAGTATTTTTAACCCCCACGGCTGTATAAATCAAGCATATATATACATACATTAGGATCCCTATCTAGATTTAGGGGGGATAGCGGTCTAAAGACTTTGATTTTTTGGTGTCGCGTTGGTACCTCTATTAGATTAATGAACCACGCAACACGGGTCACGGCCACGCATAAACAAAAAACCCAGCTAGAAAAATTCTAGCTGGGTCAAGGGAGTATTTTATTTGTATTGATTAACTAAAGTTAAAAGCTAATTGCTTTTCTTTTTTTGGTTGATCAGCTTGTTTAGCTGGTTCAATCCAATCTGGGTTTTTACTTATTCTAAAAGAATAAGACCAGAAATCAGTTGAACCGCCGTCAATGTGTTTGACGCCGTCTTTTAGTTTTCTAAGGCAACGCTCCGCAAGGGCTATTATACACTCTAGCCGTGCGTCCTCCTCATATTCACTAAAACCATAGACCCTAGCGATTTTGTCTTTATCTAGTGCCTCAACCAAGTACATTGTTTTCTTTCTCATATTGTCCTTTTTTAGTTGTTTAATTTATTTTCAATAATTTGAAAATATTATCTTGATTAGCATTTTTAAAAATGCTAGTCAAGGAGTATCAAAAATAATATGGGATATAAAATATGATAAATGAAACTATAAGCGGTTATCTTGCTAAAGGGCAAATTGAAGACCGCTTTTTAATTAAAGACATTGCAACTCATGGTTGTAGTGGTGGTGTATCTGGCCTGACCTATTACACTGAAACAGTCGCTTTTTATGATAAGCATAAAAAAGAAATTTGGGATATGCTTTATGATTTAAGCGAGGATACAGGGTGTTCAATTCCATTTTTAATAAGTGATTTTTGCGGGGCTCGTAATGTTAGCGATGAGGACACTTTTAAAAATTTGCTTGTTTGGTGGGCGGTTGAACAAAAAGCAAAGGAATTAGAACAAGATTAAAAGTTTAATGAGCCGTGTATCATGGTACACGGCTCATTATTAGAGGGTCTATTGTGACGGGTTCGCGATTGTACTAGTAGCGGGGCAATAGACCCTTTAATAATTTAAGAAAATTTTTATTTTATTTTATTTTTCAAGGCACAAGCTAGAATTTTCATTTAATAACGCACAAGCGGTCAATGATCCACGAATAACGGACAAGCGATCAAGCTGCAAAAACTTTTGAACGTGGCACACGGCTCACGGCTTTTGGCAAGTGTCACGGGCTAGACACGGGGTCAAAATTAAGAAAAATTATATTTTATGCGGTTTTTTTATTCCGTGACATGGATGGTATTAAAGGCAATCTTGGCAATATCTTTTGTCAAAATTAGACCTATAATCGCCCCGTATGTATTGACCACAACAACGGCAATTAGAAAAATAGTCAGTTTTTTTGCTATTATCTTTTTTCTTACGGGGCTTTTTTAGTTCTTTTTTAGGTTGAATATTAGATAGCATATTAAATAACCGCCTATAATTAGTGTTAAGTCAATTAACATAATTACATTTTATCTAAATAAGGATCCGCAAATTGCTCATTGTTTTTAATGTCTTGCTTAACCTTATTAATAGAACCCTCTATTAATGTTTTAATCTTAATATAGCTTGTAAAATCAAGATTATCTTTCATTGTATTTATTTCAGTCATTAAATCTCTCAACGCAAATAAACGCCCATAACGTTTAGATGACATTCCGCTATCTTGAATTGATTTAGCAACGTCTAAAAACATGTCTGTCATATTGTCCTCACTTTTTATTGGTTAATTTATGAATTTGAGCTAGTTTCAACTCTGGATAAGGTCTTATTTCCCATGCTGAAAATAAAGTTTTGTTTTTAATTTCATCAGTGCAATAACAAAGCAACATATTTTGTTTTTTTAATACTTCGTTAATACTACCGACCAAGTCTTCAACTCGCTCACTTTCACATGTATCTATTTTAAAATTTTCAAAACCACTTTCAAAATAGATTGGTTTATCTAGTTTTTTCATATCTTTATATGAGGGATATTATTATAATATCCCTCATATTGTCAAGTGTTAATTTAGGTTTTTATTTTGCAATTTAAGCTGCTTAGATTTATCCCATATAATATTAACGCCAGATAAAATCTCAGCTAATTTATTGCTTAATTGCTCAGGGACGCCACACTCCCATATTTTATGCAATGACGCTTTTTTATACAGTTTAAGCTCTTTTAACTTTTTGCCCTCAGGTTTATTCTCAACTTTTTGTTGAGCCAAAACTTCCGCCCATTCTCTAAGTTGATCTCGACAGTCCTCAGGCATTATTCCCTTATCATAAGAACTTGTATAGTAATTATCTCTGTCTTTTTTATTAAATTTATGAGATAATTTTTCTTTTAACCTAACGTCCTTAACTTTACCGAAAAATGTCACCGCTTGACGCTGAGCAATTTCTAATTGCTCTAAGGCTTTTTGTAAGTTGTTTATGACCTTATCAGCTTTTATTTTTTTAGCCAAATAAGTCATAGCAACTTCAGTTTCATCAGCTAAGACCGCCTTTAATTCCAATTCAGCTAAATTGATAATAGGATCTAATTCCTCATCAACCCTTTTTTCCAATTTAGTAATTTGGTACTTAGTCGGATAACTTGTTTTACTCATTATGTCCTCACTTTCATTTATTGTTTATGTCTTTATATTTTTCTTATATCACTATTGACAATATAGTCAATAGGGATTATATAGGATATTGACAATTAATTGTTTAATTTATTGTCCTTAAAAGTGGGTTTATTGTTAGTAGTGGGGATTGACCTAACCAAAGCAATAGACCCTAAAAAAGAAAGTATGAAATTATATAAATCTAAAAAGTTATTAAACATAGATAACAACGCTAAAACCATAAAGGGTCAAAAATATAAATATATGACCGCAATTCTATATCTAGCTCCACAACGGACAAGCGGTTTTAACGTTTGCCCGCTAGCTAGTGCGGGTTGTATGGCAAGTTGTTTAAATACGGCGGGGCGGGGTCAAATGAATTCAGTGCAATTA